AAGATGACTATGGCTAAGAAACCTAAGAAGAAATGAGTAAATCTACTGTAAATAAAGCAGGAAATTACACTAAACCTTCTCTAAGAAAAAGATTATTTAGTCAGATTAAATCTTCTTCAGTTCAAGGAACAGCAGCAGGAAAATGGTCGGCTAGAAAAGCTCAATTACTAGCAAAAAAATATAAAGCTGCTGGTGGAGGTTATAGATAATGGCTTTAACTAAGTCACAGCGTAGTTTAAAAGCATGGACACAGCAGAAATGGAGAACTAAATCAGGTAAGAGATCATCCGATACTGGAGAAAGATACTTACCTGAAGCTGCTATTAAGTCTTTGTCTGCAAAAGAGTACGCTGCAACGACTAAAGCTAAGAGAGAAGGAAAGAAAAAAGGCAAAGGAGTTGTTGCCCAGCCAAAAAAAATCGCTAAAAAGGTAAAGAAGTTTAGATCTTTTAGTTAGAAAGGAGAGCATATGTCCTCTCAAAAGAGAAAAGGTACAAGAGTTGAAAATGAGATTGTTAAGCTCTTTATCAAAGAAGGTTTTAATGCTGTAAGACAGCCTTTATCTGGTGCTATTCAAGAATTTCCTCATGATGTTAATGTAAGAGATCTTTATGAGGGAACAAGTATAGAGGTAAAAGCTAGAAAAAATGGTAGTGGTTTTACAACTTTAGATAAATGGAAAGGAAATGCTGATTTATTAATTTTAAAGAAGGATTTTGAAAAACCTATGGTATACTTAACATGGGATTTTTTTAAGGAGTTTTTATATGAGTATAGACAAAACAGACGACGTAACGAATCTGGAGAACAGACAGCTATTTCAACTGAGTTATCAGGAGAGACAGAGATTGAGAAAGATAGTAAGGAAGGTACATCTAAAATTCCTTCCAGAAGCTTCAGTAACAGACAAGGAATGCGACAAATTAATAGAAAGTCTTGGCCCAAAAGTAAGAGAAAAATTGCTTCAAGAGTATATAAATAAAGTTAAGTAATGCCAGAGCTTTCATATAAGCCAGATGGGGTTACAGTAAAAAATTTTTTAAAATCGAATGACTTCTTTCGTGGATTAAGAGGACCAGTTGGGTCTGGTAAATCTGTTGCTTGCTGCATAGAAATATTTAGACGAGCTTTACAGCAAAAAAAAAATAGTCAAGGTATTCGTAAATCACGTTGGGCTGTTATTCGTAATACAAATCCTCAGTTAAAGACGACAACTATTAAAACATGGCTTGATTGGTTTCCTGAACAAGAGTGGGGAAACTTTAGATGGTCTGTTCCTTATACCCATTATATTAAAAAAGGAGAGATAGATTGTGAAGTTATCTTCTTAGCCTTAGATAGACCTGAAGATGTAAAGAAACTTCTTTCCTTAGAGTTAACAGGTGTATGGGTAAACGAAGCTAGAGAGATTCCTAAATCAATTATAGATGCATGTACTATGAGGGTAGGTAGATATCCTAGTATGCGTGATGGTGGTGCTTCTTGGTATGGTGTTATCTGTGATACCAATGCTCCAGAAGAAGATCATTGGTGGCCTATTATGGCTGGTGATGTACCAACACCTGATTATATTTCACGCGAAGAAGCATTAATGTTAGTTAAACCTGATAATTGGTCTTTTCATACACAACCAAGTGGAATGAATGAAGATAGAGATAAACAAGGTAATCTTCTTGGATATAAATCAAGTGACAGAGCTGAGAATAAAAACAATCTTACTCCTAAGTATTATAATAATATTATCAAAGGTAAAACGAAAGGATGGATTGATGTTTATGTACTCAATAAACTGGGAAGCATTGAGGAAGGGAAGCCAGTATATCCTAACTTTAAAGAAGAAATACATGTATCGAAAGATAATCTGATGCCAAGCGAACATCTTACTGTATATGTGGGTATAGATTTTGGTTTGACACCAGCTGCGGTATTTGGTCAAAAGACAGTTACAGGTCAATGGTTAATCCTCCATGAGTTAGTTTGTTTTGATATGGGTACAGTACGTTTTGCCGAATTACTTAAATCAGATTTACATAAATATTTTAGAAACCTAGAAGTAGAAATATATGGCGATCCTGCAGGGGATTTTCGAGCCCAGACTGATGAGAAAACGCCATTTCAAATATTACGCAATTCTGGTTTAAGAGCTTCCCCTGCACCATCAAATGACATTTCACTACGAATTGAGTCAGTTGAAAACGCACTTAATCGCTTAGTTGATGGAAAAGCAGGATTTGTCGTAGACAATAGATGTATTAATTTAAAAAAAGGTTTTCATGGAGGTTATCATTATAGACGATTACAAACATCTGGAGATAGATATGATGAAAAACCTATGAAGAATAGATACTCGCATATACATGATGCTTTACAATATTTAATGATGGGTGCTGGAGAAGGAAGAGCTATTACTTATGGAAAAGGTAATATACAAGCAAAAAAAGTACAGACAACGTGGAATGTTTTTGATAGAAACAAACCAACAAAAAGGAAATCATGGAACATATTTTCACACAATGGATAATATATTTCTATTCTCCTTATGATATTAAGTGGTGGATGAAATGGAGAAAAAAAGGATTCCATCATTGTGGAGGTATTAAGTACGATCCACAAAAAAAAACATGGATAAACTTTGAGAGGATATATGGTAAGCTTATTATTGAGAATCTATCTAAGGAGGAAGTTGATGCTACTCTTAAAAAAATCAAAAGAATTAATGGAAGAGTCATCTACAAAACGATAGAAGAAACACAAAGTAAAACACCTTATTTTGAATGGTGGGTTAAAGAACATAGTTGTGTAAGTGTTATACAAACTGCACTTGGAATGAATAAATGGTTTATCTTTACACCATATCAGCTATATTGTGCGTTGAATAAATAAGAAAATAGGGATTATTAAAAAATAATTAATAACAACAAGGATTTTAAAATGTCTAATGATAAAAAAACTAAGTGGTTAGATGCTGCAAAAAGAAAAGTAAGAAGTCATGTTGTAGATACTGTTGATATTTTTTCTCAACCTTCATATGTTAAATCTATAATTAGAAATAATGAATTAGCTAGTAAAAGAAATTTCGGACCTTCAGGTATGTCTGCTACAAAAATTAAAAAGAAAAAATAATTATGGGGATTGGTAGAAGAACTCCTGAATCTGAAACTGACAAACAAATAAGACGTCAGATGAAAGAAGAAGAAGCAGAGAAAAAAAGATTAATTGAAGCAGAAAAAAAATTAATGCGTAGATATAGTAGAGGACTTATTGGTCCTAGATCATTAATGATGAGAGCTGGTGGTAGAGGATTTTATAGAGAAGGTAAGGAAACAGATTAATGGGATCAGGAGCAAGTTCAGCAGAAAGATCACGAAGTGAATCTCGTCAACAAAAAGTGGAAACAGGTACACAAGAAGTTAAAGAAAAACTGGGTATTGGTCTTGGGAATAAAGCTAATAATCTTGTGGGACGTGATCAGGATTTTTATGGATCTGAAGCTTCTGCTGCTACAAATGAATATTTAGAAAGTATTGGTGAAGCAAAAGTATCAAGTTATTTTGTTCAACAAGGTGGGGATTTTAAAAGAGTTTCAGCAACAGAATATAATAGATTAAAAGATTCTGGAGCAAGAGTATCTAAATCCTATCAATTAACTTCTGAAGGAAAAAAAATGAAGTATGGTAGTTCTGGTGGAGCTATGGGATATGGAGATCCTTCAGGTATTATGACATCTGTAGAAATATCAAAACCAATGTTTGAACAACAAAGAAAAATACAAATGGTCGGATTAGGTGTAGCAAGTTTAGCAGTAGGAGGTTTAGCAGGAACAGTATTTCGTTTAGGAGCTGGAGCTGCATATACATCTTCCTATGGAGCTTACAGACAAAAATTTCAATCCAGACAAGCAGGAACTATGAGTAGTCCAGCAATTAGTGGAACTACAACAAGCGAAGGAAGTACAAGTTATACTGCACCAACAACAAGTGTTGGAGGTACTGGTATAACTGGAGAAACTACAACTAGAGCTAAATCAAAATCTTCAACATTTACTGGAAAAGGACAAAGATTTAGAAAGTTTTTTGGAGATAGATAATGCCTTATATAGATTTACCAGACCCAGTTATTGTTGATAATAGAAATAAAGCAGATTCTATTTTAAAAAAATATAAAGAAGCAGAAATACTACAAGATCATTGGAAGCCAAAGTATGAAGAAGCTTATGAATACACACTTCCTCAAAGACAATCTTTTTATGAAGAAACGCCAGCAGATAGAAGAACAGATAAAATATTTGATGAAACTGCTGTTGTTGGTATTCAAGAATTTGCAAGTAGATTACAATCAGGAATGGTGCCAACTTTTGCTAGATGGGCAAACTTAGAAGCAGGAGTAGAAATACCAGAAGAAAATGTAGAAGAAGTTAATGAACAATTAGATGGAATAACTTCATATATATTTGAAATATTATCAGCATCAAATTTTAATCAAGAAGTTCATGAATCATTTATGGATCTAGCAGTAGGTACAGGATGTTTAATGATTGAAGAAGGAGACGCAATCAATCCTATAAAATTTACCTCAGTTCCCTTACCTCAAGTTAAATTTTTAAATGGACCTGATAATAGAATAGATACAGTATTTAGGGATAGAAGATGTCCTTACAATCAAATAAATGTTTTATATCCAAAAGCTATAATACCTACTAATAGTATTTTTAAAAATGATGAAGATAGAAAGATTACATTAATTGATAGTGTGTATCGTGATTATTCTAAGAAGAATCAAGAAGTATATAAAAGATGTGTTATATTAAAAGAAACACAAGATATTTTATTAGAAGAAGAATATAAAGGTGTAGGATCAAATCCTTATGTAGTGTTTAGATGGAACAAAGCTTCAGGAGAAGTATGGGGTAGAGGTCCAGTATTTAATGCTATGTCTGCAATAAAAACTTGCAACCTTACTATACAATTAATTTTAGAAAATGCACAAATGGCAGTTAGTGGTGTGTATCAAATTGAAGATGATGGTGTTGTTAATACAGATAATATTTCATTAGTACCTGGCACTTTAATTCCTATAGCTCCTAATAGCAGAGGATTAATGCCTATTACTAACACAGGAAGATTTGATGTAGCTCAGTTAGTCTTAGAAGATATGAGAAACAATATTAAAAAAGCTTTATATATGGAAACTCTTGGTAGACCTGAAGGTACTCCAATGTCTGCTACTGAAGTTTCTGAAAGAATGGCAGATTTATCAAGACAAATTGGATCGTCATTTGGAAGATTGCAAGCAGAATTTGTTTTACCAGTTCTTAGAAGAGTAATTAAAATATTAAATGATCAAGGAAGAATAGAAATTCCTAATGTAAATGGTAGAGAAATACAAATACAAGCTGTATCTCCTCTTTCAAGAGCTCAATATAATCAAGATATTACAGATATTAATAGATTTAATGAGATAATTGGTGTAACATTTGGTCCGCAAATGCTTAATCTAATTGTTAATCAGGATTCAATGGCTAAACACTTAGCTAAACTAATGAATATTCCTGAAAAACTTCTTAGAGATAAAGCAGAGCAACAGCAAATAGCTAATCAGATGCAACAGATGGCTATGGCTGGACAAGGTACACCACCAAATGCTGAACAACAATAAAAAATATCAATCAATAGATGGTTTTGCTCGTTCATTAGAGGATGAAAGAGATTTAAACCAAACGTTTGCTTCTGTATTTAGTGATCCAGCAGGAAAAAAGGTATTACAATATCTTAAGAATATTTCCATTAATGCTGTGAGTGGCCCAGAGATAGATGCCAATGCATTGTTTCATAAAGAAGGTATGAGATTTATTGTTGGTATAATTGAAGCTAGGATAACCAAACACAACAAGGAGAATAAAAATGGTTGAAGAAAATATAGCACAAGAAAGTAATGAAGAATCAGTTGATAGACCTGAATACATTCCAGAAAAATTTTGGGATCCAGATAATAAATCTGCAAATGTAGAAGCTCTTGCATCTTCATATAATGCATTAGAAAAAAAATTAGGTCAAAAAACAGAAGAGCTAACAAAATCTATTCGTGATGATTTAGATAGAGAAAGATTAGCTAATGTTCCTGAAAATTATGAAATAACTGTTCCTGAAGGAATACCTGAAGATATAGAAGTTAATTTTAATAATGATCAACCATTAATGGATTGGTGGAAAGATTTTGCTAAATCAAAAGGTTTAAATCAAAGTGATTTTAATGATGGAGTAAAAGCTTTTATTAATAGTGAATTATCAATGAATCCTAATCCTGAAGAAGAAATGAAAAAATTAGGTGATAATGCTAGAGAAAGAGTAGAAGCTGCAGACATATGGGCAAAAAAATATTTAAGTGGAAAAGCTTATAATAAATTTCAAGAGCTATCATCAACAGCTGATGGTATAGAAGCGTTAGAGGAAATTATGAATTTAAATAAATCTACACCATTACCTAGTGATACAGCTATTCAAGAAGAAGTAAGCGAACTTGATTTACGATCTATGATGAAAGATCCTAGATATTGGGATCCACAGCAAAAAGATCCTGCATATATCAAAAGAGTTTCTGATCTTTATGAAAAGAAATACGGACAAGCTAGTTAAAATAGGTTATCAAGAGATAACTTTAATTGATCAAGAAAGCACGTTTCAAAATACATTTGATAGCTATGGAGAGTTTGATCATAGAAAAAACACAATTACTATATCTAAAGATTTATCAGATTTAGATTATAGCTGCACTCTTATTCATGAAATAATTCATGCAGTTTGTTATTACTATGGTCTTACTCAAAGTGGTCAACCTCTTGATACAGAAAATAAAGAAGAAATTGTAGTTAACAATATAAGTAATGGACTTACCTCTGTGTTAAAAGATAATCCTTTAATTTTAAAATTATTAGCAAATAAACTAAATGTGCGTTGATAATAAAGGTATTATATATTTATAGCTTGGGGTAGCCTTTTAATAGAAAGATAAGCCCATGAGGGATAACTTATTTGATTCTATCTGAAAGATAACTGGTAATGAACTAATATAAGGAGATTCTATGAGTTCACAAATTACTAATGCTTTTATTACTCAGTTTGAAGCTGAAGTACATATGGCATATCAAAGAATGGGGTCTAAACTTAAAAACCTTGTTCGTGTAGTTAATGGTGTATCAGGGGAATCAGTTAAGTTTCAAAAAGTAGGTACAGGAGAAGCAACTTCTAAAGCAAGACATGCTGAAGTAGTAGCGATGAATATCTCTCATACTAACGTAACTGCAACTTTAGCTGACTTCTACGCATCAGACTATGTTGACAAGTTAGATGAGTTAAAGACTAATATTGACGAAAGAGCAGTAATTGCAAACAATGCAGCTTATGCTCTAGGAAGAAAAACTGATTCAATCATTACAGACGCTATGGCATCTGCTACTACACTAGCAAACACTGCTGGTGCTCAAGGTGGTACTTTAGCTACTGATATGAACGTGAATAAGTTTAAAGAAATGCAAGCACTATTTGGTACTAATGATGTGCCTGATGATGGTCAAAGATATTGGGCGATTGGTCCTAACCAATGGTCAGATCTATTGGCTGAAGATCAGTGGACAAGACTTGAGTACATTGGATC